ATGGCACAGGTAATCTAAGTCTTTCAACAACTATTGCTGATGACCAAATTACTAACGATATGCTTGTTAATCCAGGATTTACCGTTTCTGATACATCTAACTCAGAGACACTTGAGCTTGGTAGCACACTATTTATCGGCGGAACTTCTTCTGAGGTTGAAGTTGCATATAGTGCTGCTCTTAACAAATTCACAGTTGGTCTCCCAGCTTCTGTCAATGTTACAACTAACCTTGATGTTGGCGCTGGTCTTTCTGTAGGTGGTAATGCTGTTATTACAGGTAATATTTCAGCGGCCGGTCTTTCTGCAACAGGAGCTAACGTTTCATTCGCAGATAACTTGTTAGAGCTCGGTGTTAGCAATACAGACCTTGAAGATATTGGCTTCTATGGACAACGTGGTGATGGTATCGGTGGTTCTAACGGATTTGCTGGTGTTGCTTTTGACGAAAGTGCTGATGAATTCATCGCATTTACTTCTTCAGGTGAGCCAACAACAACTGTAGGAACACACTCAGCTGCTGACTTTAAGGTTGCTAAGATGACCACATCAGAAGTTGATTGCTCTGGTGCAGTTGCTGGTCAAATAAGACTTGAAGGTTCAGAACCTGCTTCTGCTTCTGCAAGTGGGACAGCTGGTGATATTCGCTTTGACTCAGGCTTTATCTATGTTTGTGTCTCAACTAATACTTGGAAAAGAGTAGCTATAGGCTCATTCTAAGATTATTAGGATTAACGCAGTTTAAACATTGCGTTTTTTATTATTGTTTATATAGAATATTACTTTCTATTAAACAGAGACAAATGTAGACTCCCTATTTTAATAGGTGGAGCCATTTAAGGCACCCACAGGCTGGCGGGGCCTGTGATAGTATGTAGATAAGCCAAAACACAGGAGCAAAAAAATAATGGGAGCAGAAACACAATTAGTAATGAGTTTAGGGAGTATTTTTGGCCTTGTGGGCTTATTCTATACTTTTCATAAAGATAGCAAAGATACTGCTAAACAAATTCAAAAATTAGAGACTGAAGTAGAAACATTAAAAGAACATAAGCAAGACATTAAGGAAATAAAACAGGAGATTGACGCGCTTAAAACGACAACAGGCTCCATTCAACTAACCTTAGCGAGAATTGATACAAATGTTCAGCATTTAATGGAAGAACGTTAAAGTTTTACATTACTTTTCACGTTTAAGAGATATTTATTAATATATACTTAAAAGGAGAGACACAATGAAAAACGAAAAACAATTTGAAGAAGTTTCAGTTAAAATCAAAACAACACTTGACGAGATTAATGCTATGGCAAACTCTATGAATGATAGACTTGATAAAATCATAGCAAATCTCGATATAATATTAGAAAAAGATAAAAAGCAAACTAACAATGAGGAGTAAATTAGATGGCTTGGTATGACATTTTTACAAGAAAATCTGAAGATGAGAACGCTCTTACAAAAAGTGTTGAGCCTTTGGATGTTACTCCCAGTGGTGAGCACGTTTTAGAAACAATAGCTAAAGAAGCTAAATATCATAACGTTGACCCATACGACCACGCAAACGCGATGATGATGAATAGTTATGAAGGTAGTGGGAAAAAATATTACTTTGAAGAAGCGCAATCAGACAAATTAAATGTAGATGCACTAAAAAATCTTTCAAAGCACCATATTATCAGCTCAATCATAGGTAGTCGTATAAATCAGTGTGCAGAGTTTGCTCAATATTCACCTGATGAGGATTTAGGTTATAAAATCGTTTTAAAAGACGAACATCAAGAGTTATCAGATGATGATAGAGAAAACATAAAAGCACTTCAACGCTTTCTTCATCAATGTGGCTCATCTATAGAAGATTACGAGTTAACTTTTGAGAGTTTTATTAGACAAATTATTAGAGATAGTTTGATTTATGACCAAGCTTGCTTCGAAATAGTTAAAAATAGAAAAGGACAAATCAGTAGATTTATGCCTGTTGATGCAACAACTATTAAAAAAGCTCCACTAACTAAAGAAGAAGTAGCAAGAGGTCGTAGAGACGCTGATGGTATTCGTTATGTTCAAGTAATAAACAATAAAGTTGTTGCTGAATATAAACAAGATGAACTCTGTTTTGGTGTTAGACGTCCTCGTAGTGAGATTAAATCAAAAGGATATGGATATTCAGAGTTATTTGAGTTATACGGTGTGCTTAACAATCTATTTAATGCAGAAACATATAACGCAGCAAACTTTACAAACGGTATAAATGCAAACGGTATTATTGCTATTAAGTCTAAGATGAACCCTAAGCTATTTAGAAGTTTTAGACGTGAATTTTATCAAATGCTTAATGGTGTAGGCAATGCAAAACGCACACCACTTATACAATTAGACCCTGATGAGAAAGAAGACATCTCGTCAATCAATCTTCAGCCTTCTAACAAAGAGATGGAGTATGATACTTGGGTAAACTATTTAATTAAGATTACTTGCTCAGTTTATCAAATTGACCCTGCTGAAATAGGATTTGTTTTTGGTAATGAGAGCCAAAACAGTAGTTTATTTGGGACAGACCCTTCTGCTCGTGTTTTAATGGGCAAAGAAAAAGGTTTACGTCCTTTAGTTAGGTCATTACAATCGTGGATTAATCGTTATATTATCGACCAGATTGATGACAGATATAAATTAATATTTACAGGTCTTGACAGTGTTTCTCTAATGGATAAGATGAAGTTAGAAGAGCACAAGATGAAATATATGACCTTAAATGAGATACGCACATATCACGATTTACCTGAGTTAGAAGACGGTGATATTCTTGCAGCTGCTTATACAGCAATTAAGACTGCAGTTATTAAAGAGCAAGGTATTCTTGTTGCCAACGAAGTAGGTAAAGATGATATTGACAGTGATTTAGAAGAAGTTATTAATGAAGAGCACGAAAAAGAGCTTCAATTAGAAGGTGAAGTAGCACCTAAAACTCCTTCAGAAGACGTAGTCAAAGCAGAGTTTAGTGATAAGGAAGTTGAAGCAGAAATGAAGGAAGTAAAAGACCTTACATTTAACTTTGACTATTTAGATAAGATTAACTGGGATAAATTCAGTGATGATGATGCTATATTTGAAGTCCCATCTGAAGTAGTAGCTGTTGCTAAAGAATATTATAAACTTAAAGAAGAGTTTGGTGATGAAGTTCAGGGTGGAACAGCTGTAGGTAAAAAGAGAGTTAATCAATTAGCAAATGGAGAAAAACTCTCGTTAAACATCATTGAAAGAATGTATAGCTTTCTTATAAGGCATAAGAAAAACGCAAAGCCATCAAACGAGGATAAACCTTGGACTGATAGAGGATATATCTCATATATGTTATGGGGTGGATTTGAAGCATTAGCTTGGGTAGAAGAATTATTATACGAAGTAGATAGAAAAACTTCAGAAGATATGGAAAAAGCTAAGGTAGATTTTGACGGAGACGGAGAAGGACACCCAGCACAATACTTTGAAGGATTACCTGAGGATATTGCGAGAGAAAGAGAAAAAGAAATAGAAAGACGCCAAGAACATTTCAAGGAGACTGGTGAACAGATTTATGGACCACTCCCTGGAGATGATTACGATTTTGATAAAGCTGAACAAAATAAAGGCACTAAGTCTAAGAAAGCTGATGAAGTAAGAGAAGAGATTAAAAAGCCCGGTAAAGATGAATTTATTCGTGCTGCAAGTAAAGTAAGTGGTGTTTCTAAGAAGATTATTGAAGAAGTATATGATAAAGGTTTAGCTGCTGCAGCAACAAGTGGACATAGACCGGGACAAACACCACAATCTTGGGCAAGAGCCCGTTGCTATGCCTTCTTATTTGACAGTAAGAGTGGAGCACGTAAAGCTGATAAGCACTTATGGGATAAACATTTAGAAAGTAAAAAATCTCTGTCTATAAAAGAAACTAAAGAAATATTTGTAGAAGGATTAAAAGATTAATGAGTGATTTAGAACAACAATGGGCATACTGGATATCTATTCAAAGTAAACAACAAGATAAAGTCCCACCTTCAGAATACGGTAAACGTAATAAGTCTAAATAATATAATATATAACATTGATAGGCAGTTAAGAGTTAATCCAAACTAAAAAACAAATAATAATATATATAATACCAATGATAGGCAGTTAACAATGACAACATTTCAAGACATATTAAAAAAAGCAAGGTCAGAAGCAAGACAAACTCTAAATAAATCAAAAGATGTTAGTCGTTTAGCTGACGTTCATAATTTAGATGAACAACCTATAAATACTCATAAAGAAGAAATAAATAAAACAGAAGAAAACGTCATTACTATTGGTGATGCTATTATCGAACAGTCTGCAGCTGCAATACAAAAAGTAAAGAAAAGTAAACTAAAAGGTCCTAATGGGGCAAGTAGAAGAATAGCAAAAGCTATAGCTGCTAAAAACATTAAACTATCACAATTACAAAAAGCATTTACAATTCAGCAAAGATTTGGTTATAAAAGACCTGAGTGGCACGTTGTAGGAAGTTATGCTTTAGAAGAGCTTCAAAAACTATTAGATAGTGGCAAGCCTCTCAATGAGGCGTTAAATACACAATTTGAGAGGAAAGATAAATGAGCAAACTTGACGTATTTAGTAAATTTCAGCCTCTAACTTTAAATCTTAATAAAGATGATGAGAAAGAGACTATAGATATTGAAGGCATAGCAACAACAGAACATCAAGATAGTGCAGGAGAGATTATTCTGCAAGATGGTATTGACTGGAGCTATTGTCTTAAAAATGGTGCATTTAATTACGACCACCAGAATGAACCACGTTTTATTGTAGGTGCTCCTCAATCCGTTAATAGGATTAAACATAGAGGTAAAAACGCAACATCAATTAAAGGCATTCTTTATGCTAAAAAACAAATAGTTAAAGACTTAGTCGAAAACTATAAAGCAATGAAGAGCGCAGGAGATATTAGACAATTAGGCTTTAGTATAGAAGGCCAAGTCTTAGCAAGAGATAATAAAAATCCACATATTATTACTCGTGCGAAGGTTTTAAATGTTTCATTGACACATCAACCTTGTAATACTGAAGCAACTGTAGCTTTAGTTAAATCTATTTTGACAGATATGGAGAAAACAGAAACTATGGAAAAACAATACGATGATTTGCCTATGACATATAAGCAAAGTAAAATGCTCGAAGACTATTCTGAAAAGCTTTGTGCATTACTCAAATCAATGCCAATGGATGCAGACTTACCAGAATGGGTCCAAGGAAAGATTACAAAAGCTCTTGATTACCTTCAGGCAGCATATCACTATCTTGAAGTAGAGATGCAAGAAGAGATGGATAAAGATATTGACGCACTGCGAGAAGAAGTAGTAGATGCTCCCGAAGATGTTGAGCCACCACTTTACGATAGAGATAATGATTATCCTCAATCTTTTGAGATGGAAAAGGGATATTATAAGTCTGACGAAGAGATGGATAAAATGGACAGACAACAAATGATGGAATATGCTCGTTTCTTAGAAGGTCTTAAGAAAGAGAAAATCGATTACGAAGACGGTGAAGACCCAAAGAGTAAAGCCCAAAAACTTTTAGAAATTCATCCAGAATTAGCAGACCCTGAGATTATGGCAGAAATACATAGTCAAATGGATAAAATGTCTGACCTAAGTCCTATTCAGCCTGAAAGCTTAGAAGACGATGAGCAGCCTTTAGCTTCAGAAGATATGAATATGGAGCCTATGGATAAAGAAGATATGCCTGAGGTAGAAATGCCAGAAGGACTTTCACCTGAAGAATTGAAGCAACTTATTTTGGGTATGCTTGAAATGGGATTACCTGTCGATAAAATGCAAGAATATATCAAACAATATTGTAGCTAATAGACAACCCAGATTAACTCTGTTTTTATAGAATTTAAATATATTATTAAACATATAAAAAAATATTTCTATAAAAACAGAATAATAAATAAATAAAACTTGCTTTTAATATATAAAGATAAAGTTTTCGACATCTAAACTAACAAAACATAAAAAAAATATACTTATAACTAAATAAATTAATCAGTTGCAGTATATATAATATAGGAACGCGCTAAAATTCGCTCTAATTGTTTTTCTATTGTCAAGTAAGGTATATTTGTATATATTGCACAAACAATAGCAACAAGCAAAGCCTATGCAAACGGCATCAAATAAGATTATAAATTCTATAGGAGAAAACACAATGTCAGAAACTAATAATAATGTTGAGACAATCCTTACTGAGATTAAGGAAACTCTCGAAATTGAAAATAAAGTTTCAACAGAGCTTGCTAAGTCAGCAGACGCCTTAGTAGCCGAGCATACGGCTAAGTTTGAAGGTCTAAGCAAATCTGTAGATGAACTTTCAGCAAAACTTGACAGCATCCTTAACGCAGTAGCTGCTCTTAACATCCCTTCACAAGAGGATATTGAGAAAGCAATTGAAGTTAAAGCTGAAGAGATTACGAAAAACGTTGAAGAAAAAACTGAAGAGCTTAATAAAAAGGTAGAAGACCTTGAGAATGAGCCAGTAGTTAAATCAGCAACTGTAGTCGTAGAAGAAGAAGTTAGCGTAGAAGCTCCAGAAGCTGCTGCTCCAACTCGCACCGAATTAATTAACAAAGCTATGGCAGAGCTATCTTCTGCCTCTTTCGAAAGAAAAGCCCAACTCTTTAAAGCGATTAGTCGTCTTGAGGCGGGTGTAGATATTGATAAAGTAAATTTTTAAGGAGAATACATAATGTTACCTAATATCAATGAAAACGTTACTATTAACGAACTTACCCGTCTAAATGATACTCTTCGCAAAAGCAGCGAAGTAGGTTATCAGAGCAACACTATGGGCGCAGGCTCACTTTCACCTATCGTCCCTCAGTCAATTGAAGGAACTTTAGCTTCTGCTGCTCACACTATGCGCGATTTGGCTCTATGGCCAATGCTTCCTAAGGTCCAAGCAACTAACACTCTTCACGAGTATGCAGTTATTCGCGACCACGGTGAAGACCTCGACCCATTCATCAGCGAAGGTGGCGGTAGTGAGTTTGGTGCATCAGCATCACAATACGAGAGAAAATCTGTAAAGATTAAATATATGGCAGAAAAACGCAGCATCTCTGACGTTGCAAGCCTTGTAGGTATTGTTGGTCCTAACGCAGACGCTCTTGCTGAAGAGACTGAGCGCGGCACAATGAGCCTTCTTCGTAAAATGGAGGTTCAACTTTTCCACGGTGATGAAGACGTAAATGTTAATGCATTTGACGGTGTTCTTAAGCAAATTGAGCGTGGCGATAGCGGTCGACGTAATCCATTCCGTTTTGGCCGTGATTTCTCTGACAACCAAGAGGACCTAGGCGGTTCTGCTTTAACTGGTGAGAAGCTTCACGAAGTTCTTGGTGAGCTTTACTCTGCTCCTCGTTTTGGACAGCCTGACGCAATCTTTATGTCTCCTAAGGCATACAGCAAGCTTATCAGCGATAGTGCACAGAATGGTCGCCACGACTCAATGATTATGGTTAATCAAGGAGACCAAGGCGTTCACACTATTGGTGCTGGACCTCGCATCCACGTTATGGGACCTATGGGACCCGTACCTGTAGTTGCTGCTCCATTTATCAGCCGTCGTCTTGCTCCACCTTCAGTTAAATCTGCAAGCTCTGACCTTACTCTCCAAAACGGCGCTGCACGTTTCACTTCACAAGGTGTTGATACAGATGTAAATTATCGCGCTGCTGTTACTGCATTAAATGCTGACCTTGATACTTCAGTAGGTTGGGACCCAACTGGTAATGGCGACCACCAAGGTGATTATCGCTATGTATTCGTAATGGTTAATAAGAAAGGTTATTCTGACCCTATTCTTTCTGACGCTGTTGATGCACACGACGGTCAAATTCCTAAGTTCAACCTCGCTGCTCAAACTGCAGGTGATGCTCCTCTTTACGTTCGTATCTATCGTTGCAAAGGCGACCTTAGTGATGCACAGTGTCTTCGTAAAGCACAGCTCATCGGTGAAGTTAAGGCTGATGAGATTATTGGTGCTGATTGGTTTGACGCAGGATTTGAGCAAAATGATTGCGACAGCGTTCTCATTACTCAGCTCGACCAAGGTGTTATCGAGTTTGCACGTCTTCTCGACTTCATCCGTCGTCCTCTTGCAGAAGTTGGCGCTGCTAAGCAATTCCTTCTTATGCTCTTCGGTGCTCCATCAGTTAAGGTGCCTAAGAAGAACTTCGTTCTTAGAAACGCAGCTTCTAAATAATCTTTAATTAGGATTTAGAAAAACTGGGAGAGGCACTATTAGTCTTTCAAAAAATCAGAAGTTCGATATATTCAGATTTTTTAACCTCTCGAAATGGCTCTTGCTCTCCCAGTCAGATTAGAGAGGTTTTTTTTCATACGCAGATTAGACGTAGTTAAAAAGAAACTTAGATTTATTATAATACCATAGATAATCAAAGAAAGTTTCACCGACATCAAACAGATAACTCATAAGGACAACAAATATGGCATTAGTATTAAGAGACATTATTACAGCAGACCTATTAAAAAAGACAATGCTTACAGGTGTTGACCTAACAGACGACGCTGGTAATGCATATCCTGATGAGCTTTTTGAAGAAGCTATAGAACAAGCAATAAGTTTAATAGAAGAAGAATTAGAAATAACAATAGACCCATTTACAGTCAATAACGAAAGACACGATTTATATAACGACCAAAGAAATGCTTGGTATGGACAACAATTAGATAGAAGGCCGCTTAAAGAAGTTAAAGATTTAACAATTTCATATGGCAAATATACACCAGTTCAAATACCAGACGCTTGGCTTAATATAACATCCCCAGAAACATCATCTGTCAGCTTAATACCAACTGCTGAAAGTATTGGGACTTTTAGATTTAGTAATGTTTTACCTCTTTTGATTGACCCAATAGCAAATCACGGTGTATATAGCAGAGTGCCTGCATACTTTAGTTATGACTATACAGCAGGATTTACGATGTTAGAAGGCACTATTACGGTCCCACAAGGTCAAACAGAAGTTTCTGATATTTCTATTAGCGAAAACTTAATTGATAGACCAAGATTTATTTTTGAAATCACAGACGATGGCAATGGTAATCAAGCAGGTGCAACACCTCCCACTGTTAAGCCATTCGGATTATCTGATAAATCATTTAGTGTAGAGATTAGCACAGCTGGAGCACAAGGTGATGTAGTTATTAGTTATAAATTACACACAGTGCCACCTCTTATTGTTAAGGCAATACTATACACAGCTGCTATTTTACCTTTAGATACTGCAGGTGATTTACTTGCAGGAGCAGGTATAGGACAGTTTAGTGTTGCAGTTGACGGACTAAGTCAAAACATTGCAACAACATCTTCAGCAACTTCAGCAGGTTATGGCGCTAAGATTATTTCTTACAAAGACCAACTGAAAACTGCTATGGCAACACTTAAAAAGAAATATAAAGTTTCTAAGATTGCTGCAGGCTTCTAATTATGATTTTACAAACACCACAACAAAGCTTAACAAAAACAAGAGCCGATTTTAGAATAGAAGAGTTTAGAAAGCTCATTCAACAAAAAGGCATTAGACTTCAATGGGAGCAAACCGTTTCTTGTCCTTGTTTTCTTAAGTCTTCAACAAGTGTTGGTATGAATTTAATAGAAGTTCAAGATATTGATGCTAATGAAGCAGGTCCTAATCCAAACTGTCCAGCTTGTAAAGGGACAGGGCAGATAAGACATTCAGCACAAGAAATCAAAGCAATAATGACATCATCAGCAGGCGAAGAAACAGTAGAAAAATTCGGTCTGCACAGAAAAGAAAGATGTAAGATTACATTAGAGCCTGAGCATTTGCCAAGCTATGGTGATAAATTTTTACTATTAGACAGTGTCTATGTTAAACGTGAAGTAGTTGATATTGTAGCACAAGGTAGTGCAACACTAAGAAATCCTCCACAAACAAGGACATTAACATTAGCCGGAGGACAAACTGATGTAAATATTTTACATATCTATCCTTCAGACGCTAATGGTATTGCTCAACTTAATGCAGAAATACCTGTAAGTGATATAACACTAAACGGCGATACAATAACGTTTAATAACGCAGCAAATTCACCTCCACAAGGAGCAAAGATTTCTGTATCGTATTATCATTCACCAACTTTCATTGCTGTTGGGCATCCTCATACAATAAGAGACACATTCGTAAGAACAAATCAAGTTGAAGTCCCTTCTCCTATGCCAGTTCAAGTAGAATGTATAATGGAGATTGACTAATGAGTGTTGTTGACTTACACATAACACATACTATTGCTAACGGCATTAAGTATTATGCTGATAATGAGAATGCATTCAACGAACTGTTTTATGACATTGGTGCAAACTTAAAAGCTGCTTATCACGATAAACTTTTAGCTTTAGACATAAAATATGATGTGGCGTTTCGTAAAAAGCACGATAAATTCCCATTAATAACAGTGTCTGTAGAAGAAAAGAGCAGTGATGCAATTCAACCTTTAGGTAATAGAGGCATTCAGTCAAACTTATCTCTGCTCGTTAATCAAGTATGCGATATTAATATATATGTTGACGATTTAGACAGTATTAGGATATTGCATAGACTAATTCAGGCTTCAATGTTGATTTTTAAGAAAAATTTCTTAGCTATTGGATATTTAAATATACAGTTTCAAAAAAGCACAAACTTAGAAGTTGAAGATGAGTTAATCACATCAGGCGTAGATATTTACGCTCGTTCATTGACATTTACTGCACAGAAGCAAATTAACGCCAAGCCTCCAGTAGTTGTTTGGGACGGACCTTGGGAGTTAAATCCTAACATCATCGAAAGCTAACATTATATTTATTAAATAAACAAGGAGATAATATGCCATCATCAATTACATTTAGAGGCACAAGGCTTTATGAGCCAAGCGTTGTTGTCGATGTTGTAAATACACTCGATACCAGTGGTCAGCTTGGAGCAAAAAATCTTTGTGTAGTTGGGGAGTTCCCCATACTCAAAAAAGATACACCATACAAATTCGGTCAAGGAGGCTTCGATTTAACTGAAGTTTATCCTATGGACGCGAAATTGCTAACACTTGATAAAATTTGGAGACGCTCATTAGCTGTTGCAGACGGCATTTCCAAATCTATCACTTACGTTAGTGCAGCACAAAGCACACAGGCTCAATGGGTCTTGCAAGACGCAACTGCGACGGATGCACTCACACTTAAGTCAACATATTACGGCACAAGCGGCAATGATATTAGACTTCAACTTGACGACCCTTCATCGTTGCCTGCAGAGCTTTCCGCTTCCGGACCATACTATAAACTAAGTCTTCGCGCACCCTGGCAAGACACAGATGCTGAATATGTAATCGACGGCGGTGACCAATTGCAACTTACTCTTGCAGACGGAGACCAGCTTGAGATTACAACTTCTAAGACAATGGTTTATACGCCAAGCGGTCAAGCTGCACAAACATTCATACTTTCAGATTATTCTCGTATGGATGAATTAGTTGCTGTTTTACCTGCTGCTTTAGCTGGTATCGCTTTATCATTTAGCGTCCCATCAAAGCTCGACGTATTAGATTATACATCAGTGGGACAAAACACAATCGCATTACACGCACATACTGCAGAACTTATCGATACTATCGAGTCTTTCTCAAGCCTTCCATTTGATGTTGAGCTTGCTGATGGATATAGATTACTTCCAGACTTTGTATATACTGGTCCATCAACTGCTGCAGTTAACGGTGGAGCTCCAACAGATGCACAGTATTCTGCTGCTTTTGCTTCTGTTGAGAATAAAGACATTACAACAATCACAGTTTTCTCAACAGACCAGGACCATCACGACCTTCTTAAAGGACACTTAGACCTTGCATACATTGCAGGTCGTGAGAGAAATGCTTGGGTCGGTGCACCTTCACAAACAAGTCTTGCTGATATTTACAGTGGATACGTTTTAAAGATGAACGACTTTAGAATATCAGTTGTTGGTCAAGACATTACTTTTGCAGACCATAAAGGCGCACGTAGAGATGAAGGACCTGAGTATTTAGCATTTATGTTGATGTGTGCTCAAGGTGCATTGCCTCCTGCAGAGCCACTAACTCGTAAAGCACTTAACATCTTTGATACAAAAGAAAACTGGGATAGAGAGCGTGCCAGCAATAGCGTTGCTCAAAAGAGTATCGTTGCTGTTAAACTTGGGTCAAGCAATGAACTTGAGGTTATTCGCTCACTAACATCTTGGCGTAAAGATGACCTTTCAGTTAATACTGAAGTATCTTGTAGAGAAAGTATTGACGTATGTGTAAGAGAACTTCGTAAATTTTTAACATCCGAGCTTGGCTCACGTATTACTAATTCAACTGGTAATAGAGTATCAGCGCTTGCTAAGCAGCGTTTAACTCAACTTCGTGATTTAGGTGCTATCCAAGACTTTAGAAATATTCAACTCCGACGTGAGGCTGATACTATTTTTATTGACTTTGACGTTGCACTTATCGAGCCACTCAACTTCATTCGCATTACTGCTAATATCGTAGCAGGCCAATAAGGAGATAAACAATGGCAAACATAATTACAGGAGCTAAAGCAATAGTTAAGGTCGACGGCAAAGTATGTGGATATGCAACAGGCATTTCTATACAAGAAAGTCAGCTTAATGGACGTGTAGAGAGTTTAGGTTTTATTGATAGTCGAGAGATTACACCTATTTCACGCATCGTTACAGCAACTATTAACTTTATACGTATTTTTAAAACTAATTCTAACAACGGACTTGTTGAGGCCGAAGAAGTAGATGAAAGCTCAATGATTACAACTGAGCAAGTTGCTGAAGGACAAAATCCAACAGCTTCTGCAAGAACTGACAATGCACTTTCATCTTCAGCATTCGACTTAGAGATTTACGACAGTGCTGCACCAGGCGAAGCTGACGGCAGTATTCAAGATGAAGACCGTAAGATTTATACAGTTGTGGGATGTCGTCCATCATCACAAAGCATCGTTGTTGACCGTGGCTCACTTATGGGTGTGCAGGTCTCTGTTGACGCACTCTATCTTATCAGACACCCTGATGGCATAGAAGCATAATATAAAGAAACGACGTTTATCTCTGTTTATATATTTACGAAATCACCTATAAATATATACTTAAATACCGGCTAAGTTGCTGCACGTTATTCTGTGTATCAATTTAATCGGTATTTTTTTATTTAATAAAAGTAATAAAAGTATTCGTTGCGACATCAAAAACATACAACTTATTAAGTCAAATCCACAATATTGTAATAAACATAGCAAATAAAATAAAAAAAACGCGATTTGACATATAATTATATATAGTAATATAAAATCTGGGAGTAGCAAAATGGATTTAAATAAACTTAAAGAAGAAGTAGACAGTGCAGAAGCACCGAGCATTACTGAAATTAAAAAGCAAAAGAAAACATCACAAATCAGCGAAGAAGACAATACTTTTGAGCCAAGAGTAAAAGAGTTTCCTCTTGAATATATGCTTGATGATGGCACAATAAAGAAATGTAAACTTATTTCTAAAGTTATGAACAGTAAGTCTCGTTTAGAGTATGAAAGAGTATTATCAGCTCTATCTGATGGTGTTTATTTTGATAGATTACCTTATGAGACTAAAAATAGACATTTATGCGTTGCGCGTATTGTTTGTCAGCTCGACGCACCACCAAGTTGGGTATTAGAAGCAGCAGGAGAAGACTTAGAGTTTTGTTTTGAGTTAGGAGGGAGGCTTCTTCAGCACGAAGGCGCATTTTTTCGAAACAATAGTCCCGAGGATGAAGAAACAGAGAGCAAACCCCGCTTTCGTTTTGGTAAGGACTAAACTCGAACACTCAGCTTTGCCTGTATTAGATACAGAAAATATCACTTGTTGGGAGAATTTAGAGTTCTCTTTACTGTCTTTAGAGAACGAGCAATTTGACATATTATGGAGAGACTTTAAAAGTAAATCCAAAGAACAACTTAAAAAGAAAGAAATCATTAAACTTAAAGCTGCACCTAAGAAAACTTCAGACGAAGAGAATATTGACATTGAAAGTATCAAAGATGAAATTGTTGCTGAACAATCAATATTTGAAATGGAGAAAGCTTTCGCAGAAGGTGATAACAGTTCATTAATGGATATGCTAAAGAAATACCAATAGGAGTTATTATATGGATGCCTTGTCATTATTAGGGAGTGCAAATAAAAACGCTGCACCCCAAGGAGCATTAGACGCTCTATCAGCCTTTGGTCAAGCAGGGCCTAAGATGCCTGACTTTAGTGGTGCTCAATTTGGAGGTCAAAATAATCTGGCAGCCGCAGGTGCGACTAATCCATTCGCTATGAGTGGTGCTGCAGGTGCTGCTGCTTCTAAATTACCTATGATGTCCGGCCCTGGTGGAGGCCAAAGTGGCGGAGGGATGGCAGGTCTTAGTAGCTCTATAAATAAACTTATTGCAAGCAACAATAAACTTGTAGGTGCATTAAATAAATTAGCAGCAGCTATGGGCAAAAGTGGAGGTGGATTTGGTATGGGCTCTATGGGTGGCGGAGCCGGTGGCGGAGACCCAATGGGTATATTCGAGCAGTTAAACCTTCAGAAAGACCCTAAAATACGTGGAGGAGGCGGAGGCCGCGGTGGTGGAGGTGATGACGGAGATTTCCCAGATGACCCAAATTCAGGTTCAAAAATGTCGCAGCCTATAGTGGGTGGATTAATGTTGGGTTTAGGTCTTGGTGCTAAACACATCCCAGACTTTAAAATACCTAATCCATTACACAGATTTGGAGGACCTAAAAACTTATTTGAGTTTAAAATACCTAAGGCTGTTAGAGAATTAGGTGGTATTTCATCAACAATTGGTAAACACCTTTTAGGCATCGGTCAAATAGGTGCTGGGACAACTGTTAGTGGCATTTTTAGTAATCTTCCTTTTGGACTTGGCGCTGAAAAGGCACAGGATGCTGCTGTTTTAGAACATAGAGCAAGTCAAATGGCTGGCCTTGAAAGAATGGCTTTTAGAACAAGTGCTTCTATTGGTGGCGGCTTTGGTGGAGTTGCAAATATGGTCGCGACTGCAAATGGTGGGGGGATGGCAGCGAAATATGGATATTCACCTGAAATGGCTATGGAGAACATCTTAGACGTATATACAACAGGTGGATTTAGGACTAATAGAATAGGTGGCACTGGACGTGATGCTTTAGAGAAAAGCTTTACAGTTGGTGATATTTTTAAATTTAAAAACGTAGGTTTTGGCTCAACTGTTTTAGGTGGCATACAAGAAATGCAGATGAGGGGTAGTGGAGCTCGAGGATTAATAGGTGGTGCCATAAGTAATATTGCTAACTTTGGTGCAGGTAATCAATTAGGTGCTCGAGGTATGAACGTTCTTACAGAAAGTATGAAAGCTTTAGGACAACAAGCAAATATGTTTGGTATGACAGGAGGTCGTAGAAGATTATTCGAAGAAGCTATGGGATTTGAAAATCAAGATGGCAATCCCACATCCTTTAAAGGTTTTCAGAATGCAATAAACAGGTCATTTATGACACATCAGCAAATGTTTGAAGGCACTTCTGGTCAAATGGGTAGAATGTTTGGAGGTATGGCTGATAATCTTGGGTTTGCTATGGATGTTAGAGCTGCAAGACAAAACTTAGGTGCTGGAGCAAGTGGTGTTCAAATAATGAGAGAAGCTAATAGACTTAGCAGAGCTCGCACACCACAACAAAAAGTCCAGCAAATGAGAGAAGCAGGTATGTCTGAGGATGTCATACAAGCAAGATTGTTAGGTGAGGGATTAGATGAAGCACAAATTCAGTTTGCTTTAGACGATACACAAGCAGCAGGTAGTGCCAGAATAACATCAGATATTATAGCAGGTAGAGCTGCTGTAAGAAAAGGTGGCCCTGGTTCAAAAATGAAAATCACGTCAAAGCAAGCTGCGGGACAGTTTGAAAGAGTTAAGCAAACATATGACAATATAGACAAAGTTACAACTCTTGTTGACTCGAACAATGCTCTTCAAAAACAATTATTTGACAATGCTGAGCTTCAAAAAGCACATACAAACGCAGTATTATCTTTAAATACAGTTTTTGAGCAGACCTCAGGTGATTTAGTTAAAACGATGAACGAGTTAATAAAAGCAATTAATAAGAAATTGCCTAAAGGTAAACAAATACCATCAATTTAAGGGAGAGAATAAATGGCAACACAAAATCAACCATCATCAGGAGGTAGCGGAGGCAGCACTGCTGTTTTTACTGTTACTCATCGAAATGGCGAACCTGTTACACCTGTAGATGAACAAGGCACACTTCCAGCAAGTCAAAGACAACCTTTTCCAGTAGCAGATGCTGCTAAACTTAGAGATAAGCAAGGTGGTAAACACGGACAAAGTATTGTTACACTTATTCAATGGATGGTGCAGAAAGTTAAAGAATACTTAAAAGTAGATAAAACAGATTTTGGTGCTAAGTTTTCTGTAATGTATCATAATCACGATATTCCTATTCCGCTCCCTTTAACACCTTTTATAACAAATCTATCAGTAAATGAAATCATTGATGCTCCATATACAACAGCAACAATAAATCTTAAATTACCTTTTGAGCATATTCAAGTTTTATTTAAAAACGGTGGAGGCAGATTAGATACTGGTGGATTTATTTCTATCAGACAAAAAAGTGCTCCAACGTCTAATAATAAAATAGATGACCCACTTTTACGCAGTGAGCACTTTTTAACACATTTACTTGTTATTACAAATATTAGTTATTCCTTAACAACAGATACAAATACGGGACTGATAATGACTAATTTGACACTTGCTTGTGGCTCATTTATTTCGCCACTAATAACAGGTCAATATGTTGTTTCACCCACAGTCCATAAATCATTAGGACCTGAAGACCCACGTATTAGAAAAGACTTTGGGCAAATCAATAGAAGCTTAGATGCCTTAGGCGTCCCTGCTGATAGTCCTAAGAGAAGAGCATTTACAAGAAGTTTTAGCACAAAACGTCAGACAGAGACAAAAGGTGATTTAGTATCAGAATTTTTCTTTGATAATGACCTATATAATCAATTTCTTCAGTTAGTAGTTGATGGTAGTATAATACGTAAGGACAATGGCAAGGATTTAAAGGACGTTTTAACGTTTTTAGGTTATCCTAAGTTTCCCACATCTCTAACAGCAAAGTTTACGTTAGAACAATGGGTGGCTGATATTGAAAAAGAATTAGACAAAGGTGCTGTTAGTTATATCAGACTTCTAAGGACGCAAGGTGTTTCTGAAAAGAAGATTAAACAAATAGGCAAAGACATATTAGCAATCTTAGACGAAGTTACTAAAAATCCTGACCCAACTAAGCCTGGAGTTTTTGAAAGTAGAGAAGTTAATAGAGCTGTTCAATATAGAGATGTAGAAATAGGTGATAGCGACCAAGAATTTGCAACTCAAAGAACTGCACCGGGTGATACAACTGTTGCTGCAAGACTTTTACAAGAAGAGTTAGTCAGAGGTGAAGCTAAGTTGCCAACAAGTGGTGAGTTTACTGAAGGTTTTGAGCAAAGAATAGGTGATGTTATACGCGTTATCTCATCAACTCAAGACTTTCCTTCTAATATTCAGAGTGAAGACCTTAATCAATTTCCTTGGGTGCAAGGATTAGCAGCAAAACCCCTATTTAGCGAAAACTTAAATAAAATAAATAATCTATATTCTAAAGGTCAAACAATATGGGGAGCTTGCATATCAACATTTCAGCCTGATGATAAAACACACGAGTTATTCCCAGTCATTATACCTATAACAAACAAAAGATGGTATGCAGCTGCTAATGACTATGAAAGAAAATTAGGTGGCATCGTTGCTCTTATTTATAGAAAAAAGCCAATGCACCCATATATTCAGATAAACAAGGACAGCTTAAATGCTGAATATCAAAATTATCAAAGAATATTCTCATCAGAACCACCTAAAACTGCGAAGGGACAAAACGAGCCATACTATAGAAATATAACATACACACCTCAGAGCGAAATGTTAAGAGAAAATCAAGAAGGGTTTATGAGTATTGATAGTGTCATAAACAATTCTAATGTTAAATTGCAAAACGAAGCTCCTGAAAAAGTAAAAGAATATTTTCCAGATTTAACTTATATGCCAGTTTTACCATTTAGAGATGTTATAGACTTTAATTTTTCTTATAACGAAAGTGTTAGAGTTAATGGTGTGCAAGTTATGCATCCTTATTCTCTAATTGACCCTAAAGCAGGTGATATATTAACTGAGCCTTATATTAACGTTTATGATGCAAGCCGTTATGGATTAAGATACTATCAAACTAACTATCCATTCCAGACTTTATCACCTAAAGAAAAAGGTGCAGTTAATGAAAGCAATTCAACAGCTGAACGTTTATATATGACAATGGGTGATGGCTCTAAATATGCTGAAGGCACATTAATAATATTTCTTGAGACAACTTACGCTATTAAACAAGGTTGCTGGATAGCTGTTAACTTCAGTGACAAAGCTAACACAGAGTTTATGAATGTTAAGTCAGATAGAATGAATTACTTTATATGTTATGTTAATCAAATAAGCTATGACCTTCAAACAGACCCAATTACAGGTAATATTCTTGCAAGGTCTATTATATCTTATTCAAGAGGCTCTTGGGGTGGCATTATACCTGAGCTTCCAGCATATAGAACTATTTCGTTCGAAGGAGAGCAAAAACAACAAGCTATTACATCAACAGTTGAAAAACGCCCAGTTTCACCTCGAAGACCACAACAACAGCCACAGACAAAAGTGCATCAAGCCACAGCGTCCACAGTAAGATTTCATTCTGATGAATGGGGTAGTTATGGCGACCCTGCAGCTTTAGAAAGAAGAAATGAAGCTTTCTTCTCAGCTTTTACAAATCTTCCAACAAATGCTGTTATATCAAAATCTTTTGACACAAAAACGGCAACTCAATATCTTGATTTAGACAATGATGGATTTTTCGAATGGTATCAACACGCCGATGGCAATTTTGTTTTCATACCTAAAGATAAACGACCAGCAGTCAAAGGATTTACACCTGCACCGTTTACAAAAATAGTAGGTGAAGGATTTATAACACCAATAACAGTAAATCAAACACCTTCAACTAATCCATCACAAACAAAAACAGTAGGACAGTAAAATGAAACAAGCACCACTATATGCATCTGTAGGACAACAAATAGGTGAAATATCAGACCCAGAAGTTGTTGTCGGACAAATAAAAAATATAGCGCCCAGAGCCACTGACTTAAAGCCTGTCATTTCAGTATTACTTAATGATGGCACTTTACATCATAACGTAGATGTTCTGTTTTGTGGTGGGACAAACGGCGCAGGATATGTCCATCAACCTTTAGAAATAGGTGGATATGTTTACTGTCTTAAAACATTTAGTAATGCACCGCTTGTTGCAATAGGAGGAGCTTTAAAGCCGGCTGAAATAGGATTTGAGCAAGGATTATCAGTTGCTGATGATAATAGTGATAGAAAATCATACAACGTAAGAGATTTAGTCTTATATAACGATGGCAATAAAATAAATTTAACTCACTTAAACGGCATAGTTATAGATAGCGAAAGAACTATTAGAATGCAATTAGGTGAAAATGCTGCATTAAGAGTAAGTAGATTTGGACAAACTCAAGATAATACGCTTGATGGGTCTGAGTTTATTGACAATCTGTTTGCTTATATAAAAGAATTAGAAGATAAAATAAATCAACATTCACAATGGATACAAAATGCAACTCCTATTGTTAATCAACAGTTTGTAGCAGCAGCAGGTGTGCATACAACTGCAGCAACAGCAGCAAGAGCATTACAGCCACCTAATGAGCCTTTAGCACAATTAGAAGATGCAAACGCTCGAGAAGATAATCAAGCTGCAGCTGATACATTAGCTTTAGGAGAAGGAGCAGGCACTGCTTTATCAACAACAACTGAAGTAGCTAAGGATTATGCAAGACAAGCACTAAATCCATACATTCAGACACCATTTAAAGGATAAACATAAAAGGAGTAATGATGTTTAGCACAAAGTCTCTAACAACTGGTAAAAAAATACCCGGAGCACGTAAAGAAATCCCAGGTTTTAATCGATTTGGTGCAGACCCTAACTCTTTTTGGGGACAGCTGCAAAGAATACCAGCTAAATACTATCTTGAAATAAGAAAAGGTGGTCAAGTTGATAGTGTCATATCTTTTCCTTACGACCCGTCAACTATGAATTATGCCAGACAAAATCCTCATAACGTTACATACACATTAGGTGGAGTAATAAGAGAAGCAAATACTATCAGGTCTCACGAAATAACATTCGAAGGACGAAGTGGTATTGCTCAACGTATATCATATACACGTGATGGAGGCATATCAAACTTAGTAGGTCTTGACGCATTTAAAGAATTTGATGAGTTTCTTAAACGATATACTGAGCTTTCTAATTTAGATTACGGCATTAGAAACAAACTTATTACTTCACCAGACGAATACGTTAAAAAGGTTACACAAACTGGTGCATCATCAAATTCTGTTCAAATGGTTGTCAGATGTATACAAGAAGACTTACATTTGTTCGTAGAGCCTATGAGATTTCAATATAGTAGAAATGCAGCAGCAAATAAACACGATATAGCATATCAATTAGTATTGAAAGCATATGATTATGCATATTCTTCAGCATATAGCAATAAAATATTAAATGCTTTAGATACAGCAGACGCTTATATTAATGCAGCAGCTGGAGCAATAGGCACAGTCTCTAACGTTATTGACAATGTATCTAATGACTATGTTAGTAGAGTAAGAAAACCTTTAAGAAGTGTTTCTTCTGCTATGAATAGGATTAAAGATATCCCGCAGACTGCAGGCTCTTTAGCAAGAAATGTTGCAGGTGTAGTATCAGACTTTAATAAAGCAGTTGAAGATGTTACATCTTTATATCCATCTTCTGAAGAGTTTAATCAGTATTTTGATGGTTTAAGCGAAGATGTAGTTTCATTATCATCAACTAAACATTCGTTAAGACAAACTGCACAAAGTATGTTAAATACTCCAGCGCTAACAGGTGATGACATATTAGATACAAGAACATCTCAATTTGTTGCATCATTAAGTGCATTACAAAATGATAGTCAAGTGCTAAGAGGATTTGTCCCAAGAGAATATTTTAACGAGAGACATACAGGTTCTGAATATAGACTGGGTGAATGGTTATCAAACGAAAGTAATCTTTCTTCTATTAATCAAAACGGTAATAATGGTAGTGGTGAAATAGATACACGTTTTACTATACCATATGAAATAAGTAAGTATGATGATTTAATACAAATCGCAACTAAAATTACAGGGACAGCAGCTAATGCAAGACTTTTACAAGACTTAAACGGCTGGAGAGATTTTAGAAGAAATGCACAAGGTGATTATCCTCAGCCCGGAGATAAGATTTTAATACCAAACAGTCTGCTTATTGAGAACAATCCTTTTCTTGCTGAAGGTGACTTAATAGGATTTGACATTAGAATGCCCTATAATGACGCTGTTTTAAACGATAGATTACAAGAAATAGAATTAATAAGTGGTATAGATAACGTTAAACAAGCAGTAAAGAATGCACTATTTACAGTAGCTGGAGAGCTCCCTGGATTTGAAACATATGGACTAAGAAATCTAAGTAGGATTAACGATAGCTCATATCTTGCAACACTAATAAGAGACTTATTGATATCAGACCCAAGAATATCGGATGCAAACAATATTATTATTGAGATTGAACAAAGCACTGTTAATGTAAGCTTAGACTTAAAAACAATTAATAATGAGACGTTTCCGCTTCGTGCTCCGTATCCTATTTAAAAAAAAATCAATAAAAAACGCTTAAAATGAATATATAATAAAGAACGACAGGAGAATTTATGCCACGTTTTACACCGAGATTGCCACTCCCAGTATTAAGGGATTTGTTGAGCAAAGTTGTAAATAGAACTGACTTAAACGATATAAACGTTGGGTCTTCTCTTTTTACACTTATGAATGCAATAGCACACGAAATTTCTAATACTGAAGGTCGTATGTTTAACTTGCGACAAAGTTATGCACTTGAAAATGCAAGTGGGTCCGATTTAGATGCTCGTGTTTCTGAATTGCCTCCTGTTGGCATTGCAAGAAAAAGAGGCACTTCAGCAAGTGGTAGTGTTTTGACTATCACAAGACTTGAAGCAGACCCAACAGCAAATCTAATAATACCAGCCGGCTCAACAGTAGCATCCTCAGAAGATGGCACAGTTTATACAATCACACAAGATGCCGTAATACTTGCAGGATTTACAGAAGTTGAAAACGTGAGCATTGTATGTAATGCCACAGGCTTAGTAGGTAATGCTGCAACTGGAGTTATTAATCAAATAATCAATATGCCCGGTGAGATATCAGAAGTTACTAACTCATCACCACTTGTTAATGGTATCGAAGAAGAAAGTGACCAAAGTCTTAGAGATAGAGCTATTCGTTATCTTAACTCTATGGGTAGAACATCAATTTCAGCTTTAGAGTTTTTAGCAACATCTTTTATTGATACAAATAATACAACTTTTCCGTTTGCAGCAGTTTATGAAGACCCAACTAAGCCAGGGCTTTGCGAACTTATTGTTGATGACGGCACAGGAGAATACAACTCTAAGGGCAGAGGCTATGGAGTTTCTTTTAGAGCTCCTGAAGGTGGAGCAAACTTTGTTTCATTCGAAAGACCTGCAGTTAAAGACACATTTGACCACGAATTTGATTTTACAGTTGTTGACTCAAATGGCAACGAAAAAATAGACGCATTCGGTAATCCATTTAATTTCGAAGGCAAATATCAAGTTATACCTGAGAGAGGTATAATATTTTTTGATGATGGAGTATTAGAAGAAGGTGATGTATTTAGATTAGCACCATACGATGTCTATAAAGGATTTATTGCTGAGCTTCAAGAAGAGATTGAAGGCAATGTAAATAGAGGCAATATACTTCGAGGATGGAGAGCAGCTGGGACAAGAGTTAGAGTGGTGCCACCTGATGTTCAAGACTTAATATTTGATATTGTCATTCGTCCTATAAATCCTGGCAACGTAGATTTAAATGCATTGTTTGACCAAGTTAGAAATGAAGCTATTAATTTTGTTAATCAACTCTCTCCTGGGCAACCTTTCTATCCAGCTCAACTTGTAAGACAGCTTCTAAACACACAACCTATTATTTCAGCTAATATTTTAATTGCTGGACAAAGAGATGCTTGCGCATTATTAAATGACAGGTATCCTTCGTCAAACAGGGTCGTGTTTAGAACTAACGAAAACTTTATAACAGTTGATATAACTTAAACGGAGCTTAATAATGAAGAAAAAAATAAACTTTAGCGAATTGCAAAGATTTGACAAAGTAGATGCAAACGACTTACAAGAGCATATTTATGCTCAACTCGAAGAATATACTGGAGCACAGTATAAAAGCAGTCCTTATGGTCTTGCTGATATAAGTGGTCAGTTAGACACTGCCAGGTTTAGAGCTATGAATGGTCCTCTCACTATTATACAATATATTGGAGTTGACCAAGTAAATGATACTTATAGCATACAAACACCATTTTCAGTTGTTGAAAGAAATACAGGTGATATTATCACTTTTTCTCAAGAAGACATTGATTTGGGTTATGGTGTTATGCCACTTACTTCTGTCCAAGCATTTGTTGATGAAAATGCCGCAGACTTTAGACTTAATGATGTAAATTCAGTCTATACCTCTCTCGCTATTTTTGCTTATCCTGTTTCTGACCAAGAACGTGAAGACAGAGCATTCTTTGATGTAAATACAAATTCAACAGTGCAGCAAAATACAATTATTAGAAATAGAACAAGACTGCAGCCTTTTGTTGATATTTATGAAATAGGTGTTAATAAACAGGATGCTAATGGCAACTATCCCACATTCTTAGGTAAATGGGAGTTTGGTCGTATTGAAAGCTCTATGAGGACTGATAGTGGTGGAGGCAACTTTACACTTAATCCTGTTAGTGGATGGGCAACTCAAGCTGGATGGATTGCAAATTCAGTCTGGAACAGCATTTTATCTGATGAATTGAACGTAATGAATACAATCGTTCACTCTGATAGAGCTGTTGCTAATGCAGATAAATTACCTAATACAATCACAGAGCCGTTTTCATTAAGAAACACATCAAGTCGATTAGCTAAAAATGATATTAGATTAGCTTTTGACCATATTATAAGACTAATCAATAGAATACAGTGTGCTGGTCTTAACGACCCAGCTGATACTGATTTGGGTGTTAGAAATGATGTTAATATAGTTTATGATGCTTACGGTATCGAAACTGGAGTAAACAAAACTGTTACTAACGCTCTCGAAGCGGAGCACCCTCCTTATTCATTACGTGGTCTTAAAGCTGTTATTGATGCAAAAGAAGATAATACACTCCACTCAAGCAAAACATTTCAGTTTGAAAAATATGTTGCAACTGGATATCCTGACAATGTAGCAAGAACAGCTATTAAGATGACAACAAACTCAGGGTCCGGTAATGATTTTGATTTTACAATATTGCCAGACTTTTATGAACTATTTACATCCAGCTTGTCAATCACTGAGCCTCAAGGCGTTCAACCTGCAATGGATGTTGGCTCTGCAGGTGCAGAAACTGCGACTGGTAAAATTTTTAACACTTCAGGTCAAGGTATTTCTAATGCAGGACTTTACGAAGCAATGTTTAGAAGCCTTGTAATCTCATTACCTCCAGAATATCTTGGATATAAGATTACACATTTTTCTATTACAAAAACATTAACTTATCCTGACCATCCAGACGGGACATATTACTTTGAACAAGGGTCTGGTCATAGACAAATAACAGCTAATAGAGAATTTGTAGAAGCATTTGTTATCTTTGATGATGACAATGCAAGACCGGGCGCAACAACTGGATGGAGCACATCACAGTCATTATCGAATGCTAATATTGCGACTTCAATTGGACGGACTAATAATCAAGGTGTTAAAGTTAGTGCTCCTGGTATTAGATTACAAATGGGTCCAAGCGGCATATTTACATACGCATATCAATCGACAAACTTTAAGCCCGGATTTAATGTTTCGATTGGTCTGAAGAAAATAACTTAAGGAGATTAAATAGAAATGGCAATTACAGTTACGTTAAATAATAACGAATATACAGTCAGTCAAACAGACCTAAACTTTGAAGCAATATTAACAGGCACCGCGTCAGACACAGCTGAGCCAAATCGTGTGCCTGATAACTTTACATATTCTTGGTCTGTTGTTGACAAGCCTGTAGGTTCAAACTTTGCTCTGCCCAATAATGGTAGAACTGTTTCAGGATTTATGGATGTATGGGGCACAGTCAGAGTTTTCTGTATTGCCACAAATCCGGCAACTGGACTATCATCAGAGACAGACCCCCTTCTTGCACCTAATGAAGCTTTTTGTGATATCAAGGTAAGGCATAGCCCAACACTATTACAAAAGCCTGCTAAAAGTCAAAGAAACTGGCACGATGAATATTATGCATTAGTTGATTATGTAGCAAACTTAGATACAGCTGCTGATGTTAATAATGCATTCGGATTTAGCACTGCAGACCCAACAACAAGGACTTCTGGTATTGTAGAGTTAGCTGCTTCACAAGATATTGCAAAAGCAAATGACTATGATGGAGTTACTTATACTCAAGCACAAATGGATGCTGGTCAAGGCCCATTCTATGCTCTTATACCATCACAACTAATTACAGCTATAAAAGACGCAGACAGCTTAGGTATCCCAGGTATTGATGTTAATGGTGAAAATCTAATGGCTAAAGCTGTTGAAGACCGTGCTCTTGTAATGCTTCAAAGACAAGATGCTGATATATTAGCTGATATTGAATATACAAGACAAATTAACGATGGAGATAGATTACGTTGGGATAACGCTAACTCTTATTGGAGACCTTACGACCACAGAAGATTTGATACTGGCATTATCTTAAACTCTGCAGATGAAGCATTTACTCCAACACAAAATACAGGTGATGTAGGTGAAATCTTATGGACTAAGCTCGACAATACTTATGCAAGAATGGGATATGATATTGAAGAGAATGAAATCCAAGTTGCAGACATAATAGCTTTCACTCCTCAGTCAAATAAAGGCATAGACTTAGGTGCAGAAAATAGAAGATGGAATGACCTATATCTAAGTGGAGAAAGCATAGATATGGAGAACGGTGTTATTTCTATAGCTTCTGGCGGTGTAATGAGTATCACTGCAAGTAGTGTTGCTAAAGAAGTGCCAAGTATTTTAGGGACTAAGGTGACAAACGGCTTCGTTAAATGGGATGGCACAAACTTTGTGACCGAAACAATTTCAGCTGCTAATGGAGATATTACTGAAGTAGTTGCTGGATTAGGTTTAACTGGAGGTGGCACTGCTGGCACTGTTACTTTAAACGTGTCAAACCTTGATACATCACATCTCAATGCTTCTGCTTTATTGACAAGCGGAGAAAGTTTTGTTGATAACGATGCATCTCTAATGAGTGCTGCTGCTATTAATGATTTAATTGAGAGTAAAGGTTATGTAACATCTGCAGGTGATATAACTTCAGTCGTTGCAGGCACAGGATTAACTGGCGGAGGGACAACTGGTGATGTTACATTAAACGTTAGCGGTCTAACTCTCACACAGTTTGCAAACAGTAGCGTTTTACTTTCTTCAGAAACTTTTGCAGATACAGACGACCAACTTATGACAGCAGCAGCTATTGCAGATTATGTTGCAGCAAATGGTGGGAGTGGGAGTAGCTCTTCAGGTAGTGCTGATGATATACAGTTAGCAGATGGCAGTGGTGGATTTACTGCAGCAAATTGGAATATCTCATCTAATCATTTACTCCCAGAAGTTACTGGCACATATGACGTAGGCTCTTCTAATAAACGTGTTAGAAAGCTTTGGGCTGAAGATGCTTCATTTGGTGACGATGTTTCTGTTGGTGATGCACTTACAGTAAGTGGCCAGATAATTTTACAAGATTTCTCTTCATTGAATGATAATGGCTCTGCAGGCACACTTAAGTTCTTAGCAGGAGATAACGGAGCTTCTTTATCAGGTAATATATTACTTAATACAGACGAAGTCCAAGTTCAAGCAACAACAGCTTCATCTGAGCCTAAACTTGCTCTTGTTGATAGTAGTGGAGATAAGTTAATCCTTACAACACAGTCTAAACAAGGTGCTGACCATACTATTGAGTTGCCATCTGGTGCTGGAGCTTCTGGTGATGTTATGGTCATTACAAGCACAAGCACTGGCGTATCAACAGTAGAGTTTGAGTCTCCAGTTGAGAAAATTATTTATTCAACACACGTTACACGAGAAGTTGCTGGTGAAGCTTCATTTACTGGTGGCAGTATGAATAGTTTTGCAGATGCATCACAAGCTTGCATTTATTGGGTCAAGAATACAACTGGTAATCCTATTACTCTTAATGCAACTCACGTATTCTGTGGTGAGATGAAGAATGTTTCTCTTGGGTTTAGTCTTTGTAAAGCTGCAAGTGATAGTGCTGCTATAGCAAATACTTGGACACAGGTAGGCACTTCATTTACACTAACAAACTCTTCAGGGAGTGATAATGTTTTAGGTCAAGCTGCATCAACAAGAACAACATCAACGACTATTAACAATGGTGAATATATTGGTCTATGTGTTACAGATATACCTCAATCTAACAGAAATGATAAGCGTATCGTTATTACTTTCGAATGTAGTCAAACAACATACTTTAGTTAATACGTAGATTAAATCCAGTTAATCCTTCTATAGTTTTATATGGGTTTAATCAAGACATCAAATAAAATAAAACAGACAACAAACAGGAGATAGTTAATGGCTGACATTATTAGTAATGGTAAAGAAATAGGATTTGGCTCTGCTAACTGGAGTGGTAATCCTCGAGACGCTGGCTTTGGTGCTCCTTGGCCATTGTCTGTAGGCAATAATGAGTTTTATCACAATTCTGAAGCAGGATTTGGGGACCCGTTTATATTACCCAAACTTCAGATTGACGACCCTAAAGACCCACCTCCTGGCAAATATCAAAACTTTAATAAATTAGCTGATAATGGTGGTGAGGTATTAAGAATATTTGGAAACCTTAATGGGATTAGAAGAATATTGCCTCAAGACCCAGGTGCAGGTGTGCCTTTAGGTCCATTTGTAGTTGAATTTTATCAATTAAACTTAGGATTGCAAGAAACTGGCGTAAAATATAAGGCAGAAAGTGCAATCCCAGGACTTAGACATAATTTATATTCAAATGCTGACCAGACAGAAATATTATTTACAACTCCTGTTTTACCTAAAGGCTCATATAACGTTAAAATAAGCCTGTCAGGTAGAGGTAGACCACAAGTTCTTAAGTCATATGAAGTTATAACTCGTCTTAGATTTGATAAAACAATGTCAATTAAGCATAATTTGCCTTCATATTGGGCACTTGGTGAGAAAACAGATGCATACGACGCAAGTGGAGGATATGTTAGAGGTCAAGATGGCACTTGGGATACACTAATTCAGTCAACAGGTGAGACTTTTAATAATCTATACAATAATGCATACACAGTAGTTACACAAACTTATACTCAAGAAAGCTCTAATAACCTATATGTCGAAACATCATTAGGATTTAATCCAGATGGTGGACGTTTAATAATCGGAAACGATGAATATGAATACTCAGGTGTAGGTAGAGATGCAACAGACGCAAACGTCCACTTTATTACAGGTGTTAAAAAACTTGTAAGAGGCAGTGGATTACATCCAAGACAACATCCGATTGAAAATCCAAAGATTTATAGTGGACTTGACCAGAATTTATTGCACGATGATATATTTGACCCTATTAAAAATGAATTAGCTCTTTCAGAAGGGCCTGATGAGCCTATAATCCAAACGGGTGAGAGAGTTTATTTAAGTCATTACAATTTCAGTGAGATTGATTTATTTTACAAGTTGATTAATACAGGATTTCAAAATCCCGGTCTGATAGTTAAAGAAAACTTTGAAAGAGCATATAACAGAGTAGAATACGGCGAAAGAGAGCTAATGAGAGTTATCTTTGAGTATTTCTATGAGATGTTTAGACAATTAAACTTTAAACCTAAGTTCAGCGATACACAACTAACGTTTAGAAAATTCGCAGACGAGATAGGTAATCCTGATAGATGGGGACTTGGTAATGAGTGGAGAACAGATGAAAGTTATCGTCCTGATGTAGGTGTTTTATATGACATTGGTGATAGTAGTTTAAATTGCTCACACGTCCAAAGACTTGTTAGAATATTTAATAAGTTTTATTTCATAAACAATAGATTTATAGATAATAGTGGCAATATGTCATATCAGATTGACCACGTCGGATGCACATACTGGAATGGTATGGATGAAGACTTAGCTCAAAGCCTTGAAGATTTAAATGTTGCTGAGTTAAATGGTAATGTTGAGATACTGCCTTGGATTATATTTAAAGACCACGGAGGACGTTTTCATATTAGATTTGAAAGAACGTGTTTTAGAGGATTTGATAGCTATTTAAATAGAGACTTCATTGAGTTTGATTTATTTATTAGTGGATTAAATGGTGAAGAAGAAATGGGCAATACACGTAATAGAAACTTAAACTTCTTAATAATGTGTGCTGCTAATATAGATGATAAAATTTATTTAAAACAAAGATGCGGAGATAATTTTGGGACTTATCTTAATCCTAATCAAAATCCGTCAAATGACACATATGTTCAAGTTACAAGGAATTTATTATGAGTGATACAAACAAAATGCCTTTGCAAAGTAAAAAGTTTTTAGCATACCTAATATCAGAAATAACAACTAAGGCAGGTATGTTTTATATGCTGATGCATTTACAATCAAAGTTAGACTATACTGAACTGGCTTTACTTATTGCAATGTTAGTATCATCTTCAGCCTTAACAGTAGGTTATGTTTTAGGTGTAGCAAGTCTCGAAAAATATTTAAGCAGTGCTGTAGAGATATTAGATAGGGACCACAATGAAAAAGAGAAAAAATAAACACTTAATACCACCTTCAGAAATAGCTCCACCATCTTGGGACCCAAGTAAAACTATTAGAGACTGGGACCCTGAAAATATTAGGTTTGACGATGAACCGACTGTTTGTGCATTATGTAGTAATATTGATTGCATATGCACAATTCAAATTTGTCCTTGTGGTCAACAAGCACCTAAATGTAAATGGCCTTCAGACGCTTGTCCTTGTCCGATTTGCGATGAGTTGATGAAAAACTGTGAATGCAATATAACTATAAAGGATGAATAAATAGTATGACTGCACCATTACCAGAAAATATAATTGAGGCTAAAATAGCTATTGTATTGACTGATATAATAGGTAGCACAAAGTTTGTTCAGAAAAATGGTTCAAGAGCTGCTGCTCAATGGTTTGGCATACACGATAGATTTGTTATGAATTTGATTGCAAGACATAACGGTCAGCTTATAGATGCTTCTGATGGGCATTTAATGTATTTTGGTAATGTTGTAGAAGCATTAGAGTTTGGATTTGAATATAAGAAAGTTTTAAGAACAAAAAAGTTTCCGTTTAGAAGCCGTGTAGGTATTCATTGGGACAAAATGTTAATAGTCAAATCTGCTGAACATATGGTCAGAGCGGGTGGTAAACGGATAAACTTAGAAGGCATTGGTAAGAATGTTGCTGCAAGAACAATGTCATTATGTGGTCCAGAGCAAATCTTATTATCTAAATCAGCATTTATGCAATATAAAAAGTTTGGACATAGAAGCAATTACATACCTAAAAAAGCGCAAACTGCATTAGTAGGTCTTTATAAATTTAAAGGTATATCAGAGCCAGAGCAACTATATGCTGCAGGATTAATAGAAGCACAATTACAACCTCCACCTGACAGTGAAAAAGCTAAGCGAATAGGTGGTAAGAAGAAAATAAGGACAAGACTAAGAAACAAGAATTTGCAAGAAAAGTTTTGGTGGTTTTTTTATAGATTAGGATTTCTTTCTTCAGCTTTCTGGCTATATATGTTATGGCCTTTTCTATCTAATGAAAGAGCAAAACGCTTATGGGACGTAGATTATTTAATTTTCAGACCATTTGAGTGGATAAACACAGCAGCAATATTTATATTTGAATTCGTGAAAGGATTTTTAAATGGTTGATAGCGGTCAAAAGCCTAAAGAAATAAGTCAAAAACAGTTTTCATCACAGGATAAAGCTAAAAAAGGCTGGTGGTTCTCTGTTTTCTTTATGTTGTTAGTTGTAGGATTAATAATGTTTCTATCCTTTGTAGAGATACAAGAGAAAAACAGGGACGTTCTGGTAGGTATGCTTGGTATGTTAACAGGTGCCATAAGTTCAATGCTGGCAATAGCTTCTGGACGAGACCCGTCTGAAGTTGAAGAGCTAAAAGATAAATTAGCAAAGTCTGATGGAGATAGAAATGCTCTAATAGCACGTTTAAGAGACAGTCAAATACAAATGCAACTGTTACGTGAGCAAATATTTGAACTCCAGAATGCTGTAATAAATAAACTATCAGTATTTCAAAATGAAAACCCTATTAAAACAAAAGATGTTAAACAAGTTATATTACATCCAGAAGTAGATGAATGGACACCTTTATCAGATAACGATAAATTTAAAAATAGATAGGACAACTCACCGTTTAGAGCATATTTATAAGTATGCAATAAACAAGGGAGAGTTAAAATGCATTTATTTGAAAAAAAATATCCACAAATTCATAAAACATTATATAATTATCAGAGAAAAAAATTAATCAACGTTATACACAAATATTACTTAAATGAAAGGTTTAAAACGTTATGAAGAAACTATTGAGTATTGTTCTTATTGTTATGTTATCTGTATTACCATTCGGATGTGATGATAAAGAAGAAAAAGAAGAATGTAAATGCGACAACTGTCCTTGTGAGCAAATCCGCGATGCAGAGCCAGAGATGGAGCAAGAAGCTGATATGGAGCAAGAAGAGCCAGAAGCTGATATGGGCCTGGTCGAAGAACTCC